GCTGCTCTTGTTGTTGTTTCTAAACTCCATGGATTTGCTGTGTTAGTTACAGAAAATGTTGTACCACTGGTAGCAATGTCTGCCGACGGAGTTACATTTGTTCCAGACCAAGTGTTTACGGCTGCACCGAATACTTGCACTTGCTCTGTCTCGACGATAGTTTGAGTTGTAGTTGTTGTACTGTTCATTGACCCTGTTGTAAACTGAGGGGTGACAGTGTTTGCTCTTGCTACTGCGGGTGATAACAGGGCTAAGAGTATGATTAGTTTTTTCATACTTTTGGTTGTTTGTCTTTTTCGCCTTTTGTTCTACCTGTGGATAGACCAAAGGTTGCTAGGGCTCCAGTAAAAATTGAAGCCACGAACGTGATATCGGATGATGCTCCAGTCTTCTTGACCATAGGTAGCTCTACATAGTTTAGTGTAATTATAAAACCAGACCAAATGACTACACCTAGACGCACTATTGCACCTAGAACTGCCATCTGTTCATCATGGTCATCTATGTTTTCTTTGAGTTTTCTGAGCATGTTTTTCTTTTCTGGCGGTTTTGTTTCCATTTGTTTATCTTGCCTTGTAAGAACTTTTGTATTCTATCCTTTAACGCATTAATTACAGGTTGTGTAGCAGTCGCAGCTGCCACAGCCGTTACAGCTGTAACTGACGCAGCAACTAGGACTTCTTGCGAGGGTAAAGGGATGCTAGGTAAAGGTGGAAAGTGTATTTTTGGAGGTGGGTTTTCCGTTGTTTGCACCTCTTTTGTACCTTCGGGTCTTCGTAAATCGCTCGGAGGTACGACCAAAGGTTGATATGAGGGAACATTTCCTGTAGGTAAAGGTATTTCTACTGTTTTTATTGTAACAGCATTTGGTAGTTTTATGGTGGGTAAGTCCACTAGGTCTTCATTATATAGCAGAGTGCATAGTATGGAGATAGTGTAGATACACTTACTGTATCAGTACCTGTTATATTTACTGTATCAGTACCAGAAACACTTACAGTATCTGAACCAGATCCAGAGAAAGAGTGAGTATGAGAACTGTTAGTAAAGTACTGATAGTTTGGTACAAACTGTACGCCAAGGTGTTGAGAGTTACCGGGTTGACGACCAGAAAAGGTAGAAATCTCATTGTCATTTCCTGTAGTACCAGATACAGTTATAGAAGCTGTACCAGATGCAGATATACTAACTGTATCAGAACCAGAAACACTGACGTTATCTGTAGACACTAGAGCACCACCTGTAGCTCCTACAGAGTAAGTGTTACCAGCACCAACAACAAATCTATCTCTTAAGTCAGGTGTACTGTTTGAACCATTACATAGTACAAATCCAGATGGTATGGCGTTTACAGCACCAGACCATAATATAATCATACCAGATACAAAGGACTCTACACCAGTTAAGTTACCACCACCACCAACAAAGTTGTCAGCATATACGTTTGCAAATCTTACAGAGTTTGTTCCTAAGTTTCTGCTGCTATCTCCGTCAGGTGTGATATTATGAGAAGTAACATCACCTGTAAACTCACCACCAGCCAAAGGCATTTTGGTAGCTATTGAGTTTGTAACTGTAGTTGAAAAACTAGCATCATCATTTATAGCCGCTGCTAACTCATTAAGAGTATTTAGAGCACCGGGGGATGAGTCTACTAAGTTTGATATAGCTGTATCTGTATACGCAGTTGTAGCAACTTTTGTACTGTTATCAGATGCAGACTGTGTAGTTGCAGTTACACCGTTAAGTATAACACCATTTGAAGTTGTTAGTGCATCTAGTTTTGCATGGTCAGCATCTGTAAATACATTACTGTCTGAAGCAGCTGCTACGGCTGATCTGATTTCTGCATTACTTTGATCTCCTGTTGCACCACTTTCTATACCGTTAAGCTTAGAATGGTCAGCATCAGTAAACACATTACTATCAGATGCAGATTCTACAAGTGTTCTTATTTCAGAAGCGGTTTGATCTGCGGTAGCTGCTGTTTCTATACCATCTAATTTAGTTCCATCTGTCTGTAAGTCTCTACCGTCAACTGTTCCTGTACATGTAATATTTCCTGTTACGTCGACACCAGAGCTAGCATTAAGGTTGCCAGTTACTATAGTATCACCACTACTATCTATAGTAACTCTATCTGCTGAGTTTGTATTATCTCTAATCTTAAATACTCCATTTAAGTTTTCAATCTGATAGTCTGAATTATTATTGCTATCATTAAAAACAACTTTAGGTTGAGTATTTGTTAGTGTAATATCACCAGAACCTATAGTTCCAGTAGTTGATATTTGTTGAGATCCAAAGTCAGGATCTATTTTAGTTCCAGCTATTGCAGCAGATGAGGTAACGTTTGCATTAGCAACTGTTACATCTGAAGGTAATGCTCCAGCTGCAATCTTAGATGTTGCAATAGAGTCATTAGATAATCTACCAGCAATAGATGCGGAAGATACGTTTGCCATATCTTCTGCTGCTACTGGGTGTCCACCAGCTGTCGAGCCATCGTGTACGACAAGCGTTTCCTTGTCTGTATCTACTGTAACTTCACCTTCGGCTCCAGTAAAGCTACCATGTTGTGAGGTTGTACCTCTTCTTAGTTTTAATTGTTTTGCCATTTATAGGGTTCCGAAGTCAAGTTGTAAGTTAGCACCATCTATAGTACCGATGTTTGTTAAGTTGTTGTTTTGACCATCTAAAGTAGCTGCTAACTGTGGTGACGTATCGTCTGCCACATTCTGGATACCAGAGTTAGATGTAATACCTAACCAAGCAGATCCATTGTAGTTTTTTAAAGTGTTAGTAGTCGTATCAAACCAAAGATCACCAGCACTAGGAGATCCCGGTGCAGATGCAGAAATCTGATACTCGTTAGCATATCTGTTTACATCATTGATTGAAGCACCAACTGTATTAACATTGCTGATAGAACCAGCTGTAGTATTTACGTTAGTGATACTTGTAGCTGTAGTATTGACACTTGTGATGTTATCAGCTACGAGTTTGATTGGGTCTTCTACAACAGTTATAGAGTTACCCATGCCACTGTGGTTTGTACAGTAGTATATAAAAGTTGTTGGCTGTGACTCAGGTACTACAAGTTGGACTTTTGCACCAGCTTGTCCTTGAGTGCCAGTAACAGTAACACCAGTATTATAAGCACTACCGCCGCTTGAGAAGCGTAGTGGATGGTTTGCGTTCGATGCGTCACTTACGTCAAATGTATATGTCCAGCCTTTGTGTAGTGTTAGTGCAGGCTTATCTACACCATCAATAATAAATTTACCTGTGGCTGCTGTAACAGTAAAAGTAATCTCGTCTTCTATTAAGTCTGCAACTATATCAAGAGATCCATTAGAGCTGCCTGTAGTTGTTGCCGCTGTAATTAGACCTAAATCTTCTTGATATGTTATAGCACCAGATACGATAGCTACGTCATCAAGAACTGACTGAGACGGTGTAATAATAGAAAACGCACTACCTGTATAAACTTGTAGGTTGTCATTAGAACTATCAAACCATAAGTCACCTTCTTGTAAAGCTGAACCATCATTTCTAGTACTAGGTTGACTTGCAGATATAATGTATATATCAGCAAAGTTGTTAATATCTACTACGTTTGCACCAGCGTTAACAATGTTAGTAATGTTAGAAGCAACAGTGTTAACTTGTGTTGCTACAGGTACTAATCTATGAAAACTATATGTATGTAATGTAGATGTTGACTCTACTAAAAAACCAAAGCCTGTAGGTATGGCAGCAGACACACCTGTAATAGTTACAGTATTGCCTGTCCCTGCACCGTTTGCTATAGTTACAGTAGTGCCACTAGGCGTTAGTGTTGTGCTTGCAGCTTGTATACTTAGTATAGCTGACTGACCTGTAGCTCCTTGTGGGTTAGTTGCTGGAAAGCTGGTCTCATTAGTAATAGCTGTAAAACCACCGACCTCATCTATAAGGTCAATAATTCTAGCGTTGATAGCAGCTGTAGTAGCAACAAATGCGTCAGAGTTAGACCAAGTAGCTCCACTAGCAATAGTTTCACTAGAGTCCTGTCTAAGGAATTTAGCTTCAGCTTCTGTTTCAGTATAGTATCTACCATCTAGTGCACCACCTGTTAGTTCAGTTTCTGTAAAATATCTGCTGTCTGTAGATGTAGTATTAATCTCAGACAAAGTTAGCTTGTCAGATTGTAATAATGTTTTGATTTCACCAGAAGTCTGATCTGCTGTAGCTGCTGTTTCTATACCAGCTAGCTTGCTTTGCTCTGCATCACTAAATTCATTTGTATTAGCATTTGCTTCATACGCTGTTTTTATTTCTGCATTAGTCTGGTCAGCTGTAGCACCGGCTTCTATAGCGTTCAGCTTGCTGTGGTCTGCATCTGTAAAAACATTACTATCACTAGCAGCTTCTACGGCAGCTCTTATCTCAGCATTAGTTTGATCTGCTGTAGCCCCAGCTTCTATACCATTTAGTTTGGTATGGTCAGCGTCAGTAAACACATTACTGTCTGCTGCTGCTTCTACTGCTGCTCTGATTTCTGCGTTTGTTTGGTCTGCGGTTGCTCCTGACTCTATACCAGATAGCTTTGTTTTTTCAGCATCTTGAAAGGCATTGGTGTCAGCGTTAGCTTCATATGCAGTTTTAATCTCTGCATTAGTCTGATCTGCCGTGGCTCCTGACTCTATACCGTCAAGTTTTGTACCGTCAGCAGCTACATCTCTACCATCTACTGTACCACCTACAGTTATATTACCAGTTGTAGCTATAACTTGTGATCCAAAGTCAGGACTTATTTTAGTACCAGCTATGGCAGCTGACGCATTGACATCAGCATTTACTATAGTACCATCTACAATGTTTGCACTTGCTACTGTAATGTCAGTAGGTAGAGCACCACTGTTCAGCTTGTCCATTGTGACAGCATCGTTTCGTATCTTAGCTGTGGTTACAGCATCGTCACGAATATCAGCAGTTTGCTCTAGTTGATTTTGCTCTTCTTGTGCAGCATACAAGAGCTGTGTAATATTATTATTTAAGTCAGCTGCTTTGACTGATGACCCCGGTGTAAATGTAGCCTTAGCACTATCTACATCAGTGTCACGAAAAATACGAATGAGGGCGGGACTGGTGGGAATATTGCCTGACGTAAAGACTACGTTACCACCACCTGTTGTAGTGTAGCCAGTAATATTGTAGTGTGTACTTGCTGTTTTAGTTGTACCATCTACTGTTACCTTTATGTCAGTTTGTTGATATGAAGGAAAGGTAAATTGCTTCGTCGCATTACCGTCCCCAGTATATTCTACGAAGGTTGTTGCCATTTATTTGTATATGTTGAGGAGGTCATTTGACTGTACCTTTTTAAGATACTTTTGACGTTTTGTTTCTTTTTGTTCAGCAATAACTTCAGCCACCTCTGGCATTTCCATTATTGATGCCCAAGCTTTACGTCTTGCTTCTTGAAATATTTGATCTATCTTACCATTGTGCCAGTAGTTACGAGCATCATACTGAGCTCTTTTACCGTCACGTATATCTTTACGCATAAGTTGTAGTGATGCAATAGCTTTGGGATCTTTTGCTAACTTGTTGAGTTCAAGTTCAATATTTTGATCTCCTATAGCTTTTTGAAATAATGATCTAATACGTGGTGTGTCAGTTAAGTTAGTGCTGTCAGGAGCATAGTATGTAGAAAGTCGTAAGTCATAACCACTGTTAAATAAGAACGATCTACCCTCGCTTTGCTCTAGTGTCAAAGTAACAGGACTGAACATATTAAATGCTCTAGTTAAGAAGTCCCAGTTATTGATAGGCTTACCGTTTAGCATATCATACTTGATAGGAAGCTGCTCACTTGTTAGAGTTTCACTAATTAGGTTTCGGTTTCTTAATGACTGATCTATACCAGACCCAATCTCACGCATGTATGGTACAAATAATTTACCCATTTCATTACGTAGACCAGCTAGAGGTACAGAGTTGTTTACTAAACCAGCTATGATTCTATCAAACTGTCCCGGTCTACCAGCAAACAAATCAACAAATGACTGTATACCAGCAAGATAAGACTTACTTGTAATTGCTTGTGCAACTACTAATGATATTTTTTGTAGCTCTCTTTCTGTCCACTCTTCACCCATAAGTAAACTTGCGTCACCTACGTCAGCGATCGTAGACATAATTAAGTTGAAAGGTTCAAAAGTATCATAGCCTATACGTACAGCTCCAAGCTTTATAGTTCTTGGTTCAAACTTAGAGTCTATCCATAGTTGTCTCTTTTGTCTGTCAACTGGCCCATTACCTGTAAGATCACCACGCATCCATGCCATTGATGCCATAAACACGAGAGCAGAGCCCATCGCCAATCGGCCTGTTTGTAGTGCCTTTGCGTTAGCTAGTTCGACTGCGTTTGTAATACCATAGCGTTCTACATTTTTTAGATTGCTAGGTGATGCAAATGCAATATCATTGAACTCTTTGACTAAGAAGTTAAAACCGGGTGTATGCTTTGCTGTAAGTGCAAGACCATTAACACCAGTTCTCGCAAATAGAAAGAATGGTTTTGCCCAAGGGTTAGCACTAAACACATCGTTTAGACCTTTTGCAAAGCCTGTAAGCTCTTGTGTAAGTGTTACTTCTCGTCTAGCAAATTTAGTAGCTTCGTCTACAATATTACCTTGTGAGTCAAATATCTGTGCATAAAAGTCATCTTCGTATGCTTTTAAAACTTCTCGATTTATTTCTGGTAGCTTGATGCCATCAGCAGCTTGTAAGTCAAGAACATTACGCAAAGCTTTTTCACGCATCTTAGCACGACCTATGATGTATGCAAACGCATCGTCAGTTGCCGCCATAATCTTAGTAGAGTATGTAAGCAAGTTACTGTTGTTCATAGACCTAGCCATGTTTGCTATTGAAAATGCTGCACGATCACCAAAACTAGCTCTACCACTGTCTTCTGCCCATCTACGTATAAGTTCCCAGTTCTCGTCACCACGAGTAAACTCAGAGTAACGTGTCTTAATAGTTGCTATATCACCTTTCCAGTATGAGTTTAGTTTTTCTCTAAACAATGTAAAGGACTCAGGTATAGCTTCTATCATAGCGTTCATAGATGCCAAGCCTGCACGTACTGTAGCACTGTCACCTTTGAACGGATAACGCATAGCAGCTCCTAGTGTAGTAGCCATAGGACGCATGAATGTCGCAATGGATGTACCTGTAATTGCTCGCATTGGTGTTTTAGGGCCAGATAGAACACTATGAGTAAGTACACCTTCCAGCTCACGTATTAGCACACCTGTACGATCTGCACCTTTTGGATCTAGTTGCCCACCTTTTATTATCTTTCTAGCAAAGTTATCAAAGTCATCAAGTGTATTGACATCTTTCATCATAGAAAAAGCTTCAAACAAGGCGTTGAGTAGATCATCATTCTTATCATCCTTAGCTATTTTTAGCACTGACATGATAGATTCTTTTGCGTCTGCTACGTCAGCCTTGACTGCATCTTCTATATTCTTAGTTCTGTTTTTACCAGCACCTAATGCTCTAAATGAGTCAGACTTTACAAATCTAGCTTTCTTTGTATGGTACAATGCAGTTAGCATAGTATCTACAATCTGTTTAGCTGGGCCATCTATATCATCTAGTGACACTAAGTCTGCGATTTCTCTACCAGCTATACCAGTATCTCGTAGCTGTTTAAGTAACGAACCTACAACAAGGTCAGTTACAACTACATTCTTAGATGTAAACACTTCGACACCATCTACAATATCTTTGTTTGCTTCTAGCAACTCTTTGAGATATTCGTTAGATGATAGCTCTGCTGCATTTCTACCCTGTGTTATAGATTGATGTCCGTCTACAGCTTCTTTAAATGTCTGAGCTAACTTAACTCTGTCACCCTTTGCTGCCTTAAGTTCTTTTGCAAACCTTTCACTACTCATCAAACCTTTGAGTACACGCTCTACCTGTTTAACATCTGTGCCACCCTTGAGAGCTATACGCTCACGTTCTACAGGTGTAGTTACAGAACCAGTAGCTCCCTCTTCTTGTCCCCACTCTTTACGAGTTCGAGATAATTGTTGACGAGCAAGGTCAGGATCTACCTCTGATGGATATGCACCTTGATAAGGTTGAGATACAGGTGCGTTTTTATCTGCACGAAACTGTATTTCGCCTTCACGTATTTGTGCAACAGCAGCTTCTGTGCTTTGTTTAGACACACTGGCATTTCTATCTTGTATCTGTTTTATTACTTTTTGCGATCCTTTACCTAAAGCATAGGTCATACCGTCAAAAAATAAACCAATACCCATACCCTCTACAATGTTTTTAATTTTCATTACAACAGGAGAGTCGGTATCTCTAGTAGATAGTGGTGTGTCAAACCAGCCGTATCTATCACGTACAGCACCGAGAGCGTTCTGACCATCAGACTCCTTAGAGATAAGGTCAGATGCAGCTCCAATACCAGCAGCTCTGATAAAACTGTTTGCACCTAGTAATTTTGTAGCACCAGTTGCGAGCAATGGAACACCAGTTGCAGCCAATGCTTTGGCAGATAGTACAGTACCAGCAGCTAATGAACCAAAATGTACAAGTCCACGTAGCTGTCTACCCCACCATGTTTTAGTTTCGATAGGATTATCATAGTTTGTAAATGGATCCCAGTCAGGTTTATAGTAACCTTGTTCTTCGATCTCTCTTTGCATTGTGCCGTCCAATGCTTCTTTTGTTCTTTCGGCAAAGGTGGTTACAGAGGATGCAGTATCCTGTAAGCCACCTGATACGATAGACTGACCTTCTTTGACTAATGCTTTGAAGCCCCACTTTTCTGCATCACGTGGGTCAGCTTGTTCAGCGACAGCCTGTTCTTCTTCGGTCTGCTCTTGTTTTGCAACCTGAGCTTTTGCTTCTTCATCTTGTTCGATTGTATCAGCTAGTTGATTGACTTGATCGTTTACATAGTCAAAAGCTCGTTGGTCTATCTCAAGTTTTACACTTGGATCTTCACTCATAATTATACCTTAGTATTAAATGTTCAACTTTAGCATCGCATTGATTGCCGCAGTTGACAGTGTGTTTGGATGTAAGAAGGGTGCTTCTTTCAACTCTGGCACAGCTTCCAATAACTTATCATTGTCTTCTTTTGACAGAGTTGTTTTTTGTTTATGTGGTATATTAACACCGCCTATAAACTGTTGACGCTGTATGTTTGTTTCTAGCTGTCGTATAAACATCTCAGCATTTAGTCCGCTAACGCTAGGTTTAGTTGTTACCATCCACTCTATGTTGTTATCCTTAGTTGCAACATCTAGAGTTTTAGTAGCGTTATTTTTATTAAGAAGTTTGTTTTTATCATCAACGTTGTCCAGTTCTTTACGTTCTGGTAACTCTTCTATTTTTTCTTCTTTCTTATCTACTTTAGCTATTCTTGCTTTAAATATTTCTTCTGGTGTAAGATACTCACCATCAGCATTTTTTATAAAATTAAACCGCATGTAGTATGATGGATAGCGAGTTTTACCACCACTTCTATCATATTCACGTGCTATAGCTAAATGTGGTGCTTCGCCTGCCCACTCTTCAGAACTATATATTAGACTTGGATCTTTACCAATAGCATCTAGTGTAGCTGCTAGATCTTTTGTAGCTTGTGTATTGATTGGTAGTATTTCTTCTTTATCAAATGTACCATCTTTTACAAGTGCTTTTGCTTCTTTTATAGCATTTGTCATAGCAGTCTTTCTAGACTGGCCACCTACAACAAGCTCTTTAAATCTTTCAGTAATATATTCTTTTGCATTGTTTCGTGTAACAATGTATTTATCAGTCTTAGCTTTATCTAGATCTCTAAGTTGTTTAGCTTCTTTTACAATAGCAATCACTCTTTCATCCATGTTCTCAGCTTCGTCTTCTGTAAATGCACCTAGTTCTGGTGTGTTTACATACTTAGACTGTTCCTCACGTATGTCAGGATCTGCTATTTTATTTATCATACTTTCAGTTATAGGAAGATTGTTACGTCTTCTACTTCTGATTTCAACGACGATAGCTTCATCAGCAAACTCTCTAGAAGTTATAAAGTTTTTCATAAACTCAGGTAGAGCTTCATCATCAGTAATGTTAAATCGCTTTCTAAAATCAAGAATATACGTATCAACCTCATCTGCTATCTGTCTTGGGTCTGTCATCTTAGCAATCTTAGCTTCAAACTCAACGTGGTTTGTTTCTTCCCACTTACCCATTTCTAGTTTGGTTGTTTCGTTCTCTCTTTCTATAGCTTCTTCATCATACTTGTTTGCAGCAGCTGTTAACCTTGCATGTAGTCTTTGTGCTCCTTTTGGTGCTCGTTCATCATCCATTCTCATTGCCCCACCGGGAAACTCAAACACTTGATCTAACAAAATACGTACATCACCAGCGTCTACACCACTACCAACATCATCTAACATTGGCTCAACTATATCACCAAACCCATCAAAAGCTAATTGGCTAGCCGATGAAGCATCTAAGCCTCTTGCTTCTAGTTGAGCTTTTTTGCTAGTAATCCAACCTTCATTACCTAAGACATCATTAGCTAAAGTAGCCTTGTTCTGAAACATAGAGCTAACTTCATCATTGTCTCTGATAGCTTGAGCTTGATCTAGTAAAGCTTGCCTACCTTCTTTCCATTCGTTATATAGCTTTTGTCTCTGTTTATAGACTTCTGGTGCTACATATTTTAAAATTTCTCCATCTGTAGCATCTCTTAAACCTTGAGCACGTCTTGCACGAATCTGATTTTGAAAGATTACACCAGTATAAAAATCAAAAAGTTCGTTAAACTCATCTGTAGTAGCAGCATCTTTTAATACTCTGTTGTCAATAGCTGCAAATCCATCATATTTAGTTGCACTTTGAAAATAACTACCAAGATTTTTGTCAAACTCTTTAAGATTATTTCGAGAGTTTAGACCATCCTGATATGTAAAACTACCTTGACCAAAGATAGCACTAGCATCACCAGCTATTTCTCTTTCTTCTCTAGTCTTTGTAGGGTCTTTTGCATCTTTGTCAGCGTTTTCTTTAAACTCTTGTTCTTCTTTTCTTGTTTGTTTTTCGGCTGCTTCTATTTCATTTTGTTCTATCAAAAGGTCATCGTCTAAATCAGACTTTGCACCTTTATATCTTGTAAGAGTTCCTTTGTATCTATTTCTATCATCGTTAGCGTCCCGTACTTGTTGTACTATTGGCCCAACTGATTGAGCAAACTCAGCAATCTCGCCTAAAAGATTAAGTGGTCTTTCAGCTCTTTGTTTTTCGAGTTCTGCCATTTGGTTGAAGAACTCTTCTGTATCTGAAATCTGAGCATTTTGCTCCTTTATCATTGCCTCTGATAAGTCAGCTCCAGTTGCAAGATAGTTAGTGGAACCCATAGCATATGGATCCCGTTGTCTAAATGATGATGACATTATCCGAAGAATCCTCCATATATACTTGCAACAGAGCTAGCAATACTCAAAGCACCACTAAGTCTATCAGTAGGAGGCATCATTACAGGTGCACCGTAAGCAGCTGGTACGCCTAGACTCTCTCGAGCTTTAGCATTAGCAGCTAAGAATCGACGTTGGTTGACTGTTTGCATCATAGCCAGATCACGACCAAACGCATTATCTACAGCTCTTTGTATTTGTGCTTCTTTTTGAAGTAATGATTGGTATTGGGCTCGACCATACTTTCTTGATCTACCACCCTCGTTTACTTTTTTAGTTCTAAAATACTTGGCAACAGCGTTCTGTCTTGCAGCCCTACCTTTACCCTGTATTTGATTAGCTCTACTTCTCGCATCAGCCTGAGATCGACTGTATCCAATGATATTTCTATCTAGAGTTCTTGCGAATGTAGTTTCTTTGTTGAAAAACTGTAATCTTTTTTGATTAAAATTAGCATCTTTTTCAAGCTTCTTTTGTTTAGCAGCAGCTCTAGCCCCTGCATTAGCGTCTACGCACACGGCAAAATTCAATAAATGTTACATTGTTTGGCCCATGTTTTAACTTGCGTAAAAACTTGAAGCCTAGAAACTTAAGCAATCTAAGATGTGCCTTATTTCTACTATCGACTATATTCCAAAGGAGTTGCTCTTCACGGCTATCGACATACCGTTTGGCTTCTCTTGCAAATGTAATCGGATATCGGTGAATCTCTGGAGTGCAAAGCATCCATATGTCACCTTCTTTTCCTACTCCGGCCATGCCAGCAGTCTTGCCGTCAGGCACTGTAAAATACACGTAGGATCGGTTCTGAGACATCAGAAATGGTAGGAGGGTAGGATCTATCCCATGCCCTTCTTCAACCTCTCTGAGGTCATCTGGACGGAGATTAGAGGCCACTTCTGTAGCAGCCTCCAAAGTAATTGGGTGTATATAATTAGACACGTTGATAAAATCTGGGTGAATAGTCACCTTCCCAAGATAACGCATGTAGCGTGGCTGGGGCTGGGTGAGATGATCGTAGAATTACATCTACGTTTGTGTTTTTTTCGTAGACTGGGACAGTCTTGATAAACTCTTCGAGATATGGTGCATCAGAGACTTTATACTCGTCGAGCTGTGTTGACTCATAGACTTCTGTGTAGTCAGTTTTGCCAACTCGTTGAAGTGTTGTTTCATAAAGTCCTATTTTACCAAAATGTAATTTAATTCTATGTACCACTAACGAAGAGTTTACATCAGCTTCAGTCTTTTCGCCTGCCATTTTCAGAGGATAAAATGTAGGAAACTGAACTTCGTAAGGGTATATGTAACCTATAGTAAGTGTAGCACTAGACCAGTTACCGGGTAAGGTAAAGTTTGTGCCACTGACTGTAGGTTTTGCATATCTACCAACTCGTACTGAGTTAGTATTTGTATCAATCACAACTAAATCGTGATTAGGTGTGGTGACTGTATTCAGCCAACCCACACTACTGAAGGTTGTGGTATTTGTAGTTGCGTTAAAGCTGCCACCGCTAACAGTAGTATGATTATCCACATGAAGTAAGAAGTCGACATTGTCTTGTACTATACTAGGGTCTTCTGTTGTTTGTACTAATCTTATCTTTTGCAAATAGTAATCTGCATCTAGATAGTAGTATTCGTCATCTATAATAAAATGATATAGTATTGGCCTATTTAGCTTCCATTTGAACCATGCAGCTTGCTGCCTTTTGTCACCAATATTTAGATACTTGTAGCCATATACTAAACTATCTGTAGCACTTGACTTAGCAAATAGAATAATACTGTTTTCTCTTGAGTTAGTGAGTAAGTCTATATCTTTTGTTAGCATTGTTGGCACAATCTTACTGACCTCTACAACACTCGGTTGACCTTCTCTACTTATGTTTGCCATCTCATTGAATCGACTAAACTTACCAGAGTTATCCACATAACCTATGGTAGTGCCTAATGAGATAGGTGCAATATCTTTATTATAATTAAATGTAGATATACTACGTAATTTAGCAGTATCAGGATTTAGGACTGTATCATCTGATGCAAGTAAGAATTGTTGGTTTGTGCTAAATACTACCAAACCAGCATTGATTGCTATACCATCAAACAGTTCTGATGGGAATGTAGATGCAGATGATATATCAATAGGATCAGATGCTGATACAGTTAGTGCTGACTCAGCAAAAAAGTCTGGTTCAGCAATCGAACCGGGTCTAGATGTTATAACGTTTGACCCTGATAGAAAAGCTAATCTATTACGAAAGAATAACACTTTGTTTATTCGTTGACCTACAAACGAAGGTAAAGGGTTTGTACGTTCGTCTCCTATTAATCTATCAGAATAAGTAAACTGTCTGATTGTAAAGGTAGCTATTTCGCTAGACGTGCCTTTGTTAGCTAGTGCTGTTCTTTGAATAACCAAAGGCATATTAGTAAGAGTCTTTGGTATACCGGGTTTAGCACACTCAGACCAAGAGCCAGATCCGTCTCTGTCATTCTCACCATCAAAACGTACATAGTAGTCATCCTCTTCTGACATACGAGAGTTTGATACTTTAACTATATAACCATGCTTACATTGATTAGGTAATCTTGTTACATCGTTTACAGAACTTTGCATAACTCTCATCAAGTCATCTTCTACTACCTCTATATTAAATGCACTAGAGCTAGATAGATACATTCCTGTGCCTATAATTGTACCAGTAATACCTGTTGGTAGTTCTGCTAATATACCACCAAGAACTGTGTCAGCAGTAACAGCTGTATCAGCATCAAAAGGTGTGGGCTCTGGTCTAATAAGTTTGAGGTTAGCTTTTACTGCTGTGCTTTCGTGATCTTCTACCCTGATAGTATAGTTAAAACCTTCCATAGTTACAGTAGTTGTATCACCTGTAACCCAGCCTTCTCCACCATGTAGTAGAACTATATCTGGCTGATAGCTACATCTGTAGTTATTACCACCCGGCCCATTAGAGTTAGCACTGTAGTTAGGACTAACACCTTGTTGACCTAAAGTTGTAAGTCTAAATATAAGATTGGTTTTACTACCAGAGTCAACACTAAATACCTCAGTACCAATACCGGGACAATGCCCTGTACCATCACTTTCATCAAGTGTATGACTCTGTATTTTTATACGTGTAGCACGATTAAGTGTCGTTGTAGTAGAGTTGTTATATAAATTTATACCATATTGCCTACCGTTTTCAGTTCTAGTTAGTTCTAGAAATGCGAAGTGAGCATCTGGTGTAGCATCTGTAGTTCCCGTTGTCCCAACGAGAGTGTTAGCATTATCAACATCACGACTACTAACAAAGGTGGTATCATTAATTGTAAGGAACTGGAGGTTTTCTGGGTCATTAGTTGCTAGATATGCTTGTAATGTGGACTGTCCGCCTGTGCCATACACAATGGTTTGTGCTGCACCGGGGTTATCTCCGTCAGCTTTCCATACTCTAAGCTGACCGTCTGAGGCTATCTGGCCTATGTAAGAGCCTTCGTCGTCGTCCCGATAGTAATGAAAGTACGCACCACCACTCTGAACATTAGCTAAAGCATCAGTTCCTATTCTAGCTGCACCCGGCCTTTTAAATAGACCCTTGGTTACATCTGGTATTGCGTTAATAGATTCTACTACCTGACCCGGAAATTTTAGATTGTCAGGCTGTTCTGATATGCCTGCTGAATATTGTGGAATGGTTTGTGTTACGCCTGCCATTAACTTATATCCTGTAATTTTTGTACTACTGTTTGTTTTTGTATTGGTGCTATATCATTTAGTCCCTCTGCATTATACCAAGGTGCTGTTTCCCAATCAAAACCTTCACCAAAAGTATTATCTGCATTTGCAACATACCAATGACAAGCAGCATCAGGAACGTCTACAGCACAGACCTCCCAATCATCAGACCATTGTGGAACTTGTACCCACATGACTGCTACCATTAGTAAGTTAATAAGTCCTATCATCGTCTAAGGTTTCTAAATGGTTGATATGTTTGATATGCAGTGCCTTCTGGGAATCCCATCATGCTGTGATCTCCTTGATTGCACTCATACTCTTGTAGTGCTGCTCTTGCTTGTTGCTCCTGTACTCCTAGTAATTTTACCAAACCGGGATTAGCAACGAGTTGTGTAGCTGCAACTCTAGATGCTTTATATATAATAAAGCGTTTGAAAGGGACAGGTAGATCTTCAAACTCATAAAGTCTAACAATGTCAAGATCTATGTCACCATCAAATTCATCTGTATGATCGGTCTTATCGTACAAAAATCCATTACGACGTACGAGATCGTGGTGTCTACGAGCTTGATTATCATGCAAGTCCATAGCAACTATGTCATTACTTATTGCAATCTTTTTGTTTATATTAGGTGTAAACTTTACATGATATTCTGTGTTGAAATGCCAGCCTTCTGACTGTGTATCAACGTTTGCATCACGTAATAAATTAAATATGAAGGACACCTCTGGGTTGTCAAAGTTAAGAGATGTTAGAGGTGATTGTCCGATAGCTCCCAGTATAGAGTTCACTGCGGATAGTTCGGTATCGGTGTCAATAGTTGTGGTAGCCATAAGAAAAAAGGGAGCCGAAGCCCCCGTATAAAAATAAAAATTAAGCGTTAGCTGGGTATGTAGTACCAAACGCAGATGGCTTAGTTGTTGTTCCAGCGAACAATTCAACACAAGCGGCTGGGTTTAGGAAGTCTGCTCCCATAGCTAATCTTCCAAGGATTACGTCACCTTGGTATACAACAGAAACGTCGCCTGAAGTTACCTGAACCTGTGGGCCGATAGCTTCAACAACACCAGCAGCTTCTCTCTGGAAGATAAGTCCGCAACTCTGACCGAAATCAGTTGAGTTTCCGTAGTTGTTGTTGATACCAGCAACTGAAGCTCTTGCGTCTTCTGTAGAAACTTCTACGAAAGAACCTGTGTTACCGGGGTCAGCTACTGCTAGGTCACTACTTGCAGATGCACCAGAAGATGGAGCATACTTTGTACCATATCTGCTGAAGAATGGAATGTTCATTGACTTGAAGATCTGGATGCCTGCAATTTCAATGATGCCTTGTCCACTCTGTAGAGCTGTACCTTGTACGTCTCTATTTACAAGACCGTTAGAACCAATAGCTTGTATAAGTTCGTAGTACTGTCTTGGGTTCAACACAGCAACTCTGCCGTCAGAGCTTACGCCTTTCTCGTCGAGAGCAGCAGCAGCATCATAGAAAGCTGAGATTAAGTGTGTTGAGTTGTATGCGTCGTCAGCGTCTGAACCAGCTCCAACTTGGATCTGTGTTCCACCGGGCTCTACAAAGTTTGTCATAGAAACAGGAGAAGCCTGTCTAGCACCCTTTGCAATAGCTCTGAAGATGAGTCTGTCATACTTCTCTGCAAGAGCGTATCCGATCTTAGCAGAAATTTCACCACGTAAATCGTAGTGTGCTAGTGTCTCGTCTAGCTCATATACAAACGCAGAACTAATTAATAGGTCGTCGATTGTAATAGTTTTTTCAGCAACTGGAGGAGCCTTTTGGTCGTTTCCAAGTATGCTTTGGCCGGGTACGTGGTACTCAGCTGTTGTGCGACCAGTGTAGATGAACTGCATAGACTTACCTGATGTAAGTGTTCTCTTCTGCACTAAGTCTCTAGCGATTGTGTTTCTCTGGAATCCTTTAAACATCTCTCCTGAGAAGAGTTTAAGATAAAGGGCTCTAGGATCGGAACCGCCGTTTAACGCACCTTGTCTTGTAAGCTGCGTTGGGTTTACGTTCGACTGATGGTCGAAACTTCCGGGGTATGCCATTTCTAATAAGAATGTATTGTTTGTACGTTCTTCAGATCTGAAAATTTTTTGGCCATGTTTGTGGTCTATCCCACCGTCTAGACGGCTCAAGGTATCTGCCTTAGCAGGCTCTCGCCAATAGAGATGGGAGGACTTGAACCTCCCTGTACGGCCTTAACCGATTACTCTTGTGAACGGACGATTAAATTAAATGAAACAGAAACCCTATCGTCTTGAGTTTTGTTTGGTTCTACTCCGTGCATTAAATGTGCCGGAAAAATACAGCATAAACCTGTTGTTGGTTTTACTTGCATCTGCATATGCTGTGTTAAATCATTATCTTTTCCGTATGCCTCTGCCTCTTCAAAAATTGAGTAGGCATTTGGATGATAGAATACTAGATCACCAGAGTCCTCTGATGCCTGTAAGTAAACTACACCAGCTAGCACTGCTCCGGGATGAGAATGGTAGACATTGTAGCTATCACGACTATTAACATTTACCCAATAACCTTGTATTTCAAGTTTAAATTGACATACTTTCTGTATGTTTTCATCAATAATTTTTTGTATCAGATCTTTGATAATAGAATCTTCGTTGGTATTTAAAGATTGTTTTCCACCTCTATTTGATCTGGTAGCTCCTTCAGGTCTAGTAAGACAATATTTTAAGAGCTCATCTGAAATACGTATATTATCTATGCAGTGTAAATAGGTGGGGAATAGTTTGTGTATTTGATAGGTCAATGTTACTTCTTTCGCCTTTTGTGATTATAGTTTATACGTCGACTACTTGTCTTAGTTCTGTTGAACTTGGCCTTCTCGCCACTCGACATCTCACCTGTAGTCTTAGGTGTCTTAGATGACACACGTCTAGATGGTCTGCAAGCTGGGTAGCCTTTACGCTTCTCACCTTTCTGTCTGCCACAGGGCTTACCAGTTTTGGTATCAACCCACTTCTCTTGGAACCATCTACGTAAGCTCATCTTCTTTTCTTTTTAGTGTAGCCGGGTGCAGTCTTCTTTTTACCACCAGCTTTGACTTGACCCTTACATACTTTAACACCGTATGCGTTTGCATATGCAGAGGGGTATACTTTAAATTTTCTTTTAGCAGCTGCTTTACCACGAGGACATAATTTACCCATTAGCGTTTCTTACCTCCTTTATGGCTACAGCCACATTTTTTTCCTTTCTTGTGTGCCATGTTATTTTACTGTTAATCCACAGAACGCTGAATCATCACCGATGCTCCCATAAGGAAAACAGTTAAAAGATAGTGAGATTCTATCGTCAGTGCTTTGTAGTGGTGGGACGAAGTGCCCCATAGATGAGTGGAATAGAAGAAGCTGCCCCTTACGAACTTTTTTTGTCCATGCTTGGGCGTTAAAGTCATTAAATTTTTTTGGTAAAATTACAATGGTATCTGTTGATTTACCATCGTCAAATTGTATAACGTCAACTTCTTCATTTACTTGAATATAAAATACTCCAGATATAAAACTGTTTGCATGTGTATGTCGATGATGTCCCATCGCTGATCCTTTACATAAGTTTATCCAAGATTGTGTAATCCTAAAATCATATTCACTCTTGTCAAACTTATCACCAACAATTAGATGCTGAGCATATACCTGTATAGCATCTTCTATAAACTTCCTAAGATCAGGAAAATGACTATTTAAAATATAACGATCTTTGCTGTTCCAGTTGTATACTCCGGCGCAAGCACCGTCTAGTAATTTTATAGCTAGGGCTGTATCTTCTTCTCGCCAGCCAGTATACTGTGTCTCCATAACAGCGGATGGAAAAAGACGGTTTATTTTATACTCTGTCATGCTTTTGGTATCTTTTTCTTGAATCTAATTTTGTCATCGTTTAGCCTACCACCACCTAGATTAGGCATGTATTTATTCATACCTTCATCAAACTTAATAGGTGTGCTTGGCCCATCATTCATGGCTATTGGTGTTTTATCACCCCTCATTTCCCTTTTCTTTCTAGGGTCATTTTCATCATAAAAAAGTTGTGCCATTATACTTGACCTTTTTTCTTATTCTTTTTATTTAATAATCTATCGAGAATTGCTTTGCCATCTTTTGGTTCCATAGGATCACCAGACATATCATTGTCAGCATCCATCTTAGCCTTTCTTCGATAGAAATTACCGGGGTCTTTATTTACGGCTATATTTATTGGTGTCTTATCACCTCTTGATTCCGTAATTCTCATTCTGCCTTTTTCATCAGGCTCGTGGTATGTTTTCATTAGCACTTCCATCTGCGTAGGGCAAGTGCCTTTCGTGTGGGCTTGCCGTTTGGTTTTTTCATTGGGCCTTTTACACCTTTCATACGGGCACAAAAGGACTTCTTTCTAGCCCCTCCTCCGGGCTGTGGAGCTTTGAGATTAGAGCCAGTGGCACGATTGTACTTGGCTCTTCCCTTAGCTGTCAGGCCGCCTTTGCGACTCTTCTCACCTCTTCCGAGAGACAGGCTTACTCCCTTTCTTTTTGCCATTCTTACCTCTTAGTTTTTTGAAGTCAGCTCCTGTGATCTTATCTCGGGGTGGTGCTACTCTGGCAATCTTCATCTGACCGGCAGAGTATTTCTTCTTACCAGCTGGCTTAGGCATTACAATATACCGGGTATGATTTGTCCTGTAGTGATGTATGTGCCGATAGCTATTACGAATCCTATCATAGCTAGTCTTCCGTTAAGCTCCTCTGCTGGATGCCATTTTTGATTTTCGTGGTTGTGGTGTGTCATAATTTTATACTGGGTAGTTGTTGTTTTCTTTGAAGACATCTCTTGTCTTGTTGTTGTTTTTGGCTAAAGGATAAATTAGTCCCGGTATCGGGAGCTGTCTGGTATACTCTTTTTTCTCTGGTACAAAAAGATCTTGAGGGTGTCGTGTATCAGAGGTTCCAGAACCAGATTTCTTTTTACCGTTCTTTTTAGTCATAATAATAAATTAGCGGAAAGCTAACTGATAATCTTGGATCTTGTAAGGTGGTTGCTAAATGTGGATAAAATCTTGGTATACATATAGCATCACCCGGTCTGAGAACTTTGTCAATAATTGGTTCTGACTTGATATCCATTTGGTAAGGATTCATTCTTTCATAATCCTGTATGGATTTAATATTCTCAGTTCCTTCTACTTTATCCCAGACCTTGAAGTTAGTTACTCCTTCACATTGTACAATAATATTATCTGCTAAGTCAAAGTGAACTCCGAATGGATGTGGTTTATCTTTATCTAAACACATATACACGTGAGCATCGACATTCATGTTGTACTCTTTTTCTAAATCATTTGCCAGTGCATTGAGTTTTTTAGTCATGCTAGCCATACCTCTAAAATAACAGGTAGAGCCATCTGCACCGTAAGGAATTAGTTTTGTCAACACATGAGTCTTAAACACATTTTCTAGTTCACTCCAACTAAGTAGATCCTGATAGTACTGATCTTTATATTCTGCTTCTATTTTTTTCCTTTCTTAAGTTTCTTTAGCTTTTCTAGAGCCATCTTTTTCTTCATGGCTGCTGTCATTTTCTTACCTTTTTTAGCTGGCATTTTGCCGCCACCGTAATGTCCGGGCATAGTTAGAACTCCAAATTAGATCTGTCAAGTTTTTCAATTACGTCTTGTCTGTAAGCTGGGTCTCTGTCGTAGCGAACATCGTTCATTGCTGCGACTAGCTCTTGCTGACTGCGGAAAACGTCACCGCTGTTTGTAGGTGCTTTACCTGTTACCATTCTACCTTCTACTCCATTAGCGTTATCGTACTGTGCCTTGAGTCCGGCTACCGCAAGATTGATAGCCTGCACACTACCTGTATTTACAACATCATCAAACGCATTTATCTGTTCAGCTTCGAGATTGCTCTTAGCCCAGTTAATAATGTTTGAATAAGCTGCTTCACCACCAGCTGCATTTTTGATCTGATTAACTTGTGATTCAGAAATCTCAACTGGTGTTTGCTGTGCTTGTTGATACTCAGGTAATTGTTGTACCTCCATGTAAGCCTTGATTAGATCTTGGCTAGACATAGAAGAGAACTTTTGTAATGTCTCAGGAGAGAGTTCATTGCCATTGGCATAGTACTCATCGGTAGCAGAAGTTATAAGAGTAGCTCCCTCGGACAGCGTAGGCTTATCCTCGGGTTCTTTCTCTGCTACTTCTGTTTCACCTTTATCTTCTTGTTCCCCAAGTTTACTCTGTAACTCCATGTAAGCTTTCTCAAGCTCTTGAGCACTCTTATACTTACCAGCATAGACTTGCTCTTCTTGTTGAGATATCTGTTCACCAACCTGTAGAGAGTCTTGCTCCTCTGCTGTCAGGTTGTCCATGGTTGTTACGTTCTGAGGTTCTTGGTATGATAATGTTTCTGACATATTATTGTGGTGGTTGTTGTAATCCTTGTATCACTGCTGATGCCTGCTCTGCTAACTCTGGGTTCTTCTCAGGATCCATCAGAGGTGTGCCTGCAATCTGACCTGTTTGATTAACAAGTGATTGTTGTGCTGCTTGAGCTTGCTGCATCTGCTTCATCTGTTCTAACTGCTGTGGTGTACGTACAAGATTAAGTACATCTATACCTTGTGCAGCTGCAAGACGTTTGATTGCTTCAGATGGGTCTACAAACTTCATCAGTGCTTCTGGCCCTAAGACCTGACCGATGGTTTGTATAAATCTAGTCAAGGCTTCATTGTCTTGGCCTCTACCTAGACTGTTGATACCAGCTACAATCTTTGGTCTAACGACATCTTTTGGTAGTCTGGGTATCTGGTTCGATCTCTGTAGTATTAACAGAGTTCTATTGAGGTAGGGTATTAAGAACTCTACCGTTAACAAGCTGAACAGTCCGCCAAGGGATTGCTCTAGCTCTAGCTGTGTGAGGCGTACCTCTTCAGCTGTTACTCTCTCTGCGTTCCTGACATTCATAACCAAGAAAGCTTCGAGTATTCTCTTTTCTAACTGTGCTGCTAAGTTTGCAGCTGTAGCAAAGTCCGCTGTCTTACCGACTTGCACGACTCCTACATCTTCTGGTCTACCCTGTATGATAGCTCCGTTTCCAGCTTTGGCTAGAGTACCCGGCTTGGTGGTTGCAGATGGTGATACAAGAAAGACAACTTTACTTGCCACACTTGCTCCTTCTACAAGAGCTTGGGATAATCCATCGAGACTTCTTAGATCTCCGATAAACTCTTCTACTCTACCACGTCCGTAGTCTTCTCCGTCTACTGTATTGAATCGAAGCACTAACCATGGTGAGGCGTTTTTGGGTGCTGTGCTCTGGCTTCCGGCTAGTATCATATCGTCTACCTCCTGATGCCATCTCCAGCTACCGCTACTCTCATCCATCTTAACACAGGTGTATACCTCAGCGTCGTCTTCATAAGAATCTGGTTTGTTTACCTCATCGGTAGGCATAGGCGATTCTAGACCTAGTACCTTTCTGCTAACCATTTCTTTGGTTATTATTTCTATAACATTACCGTTACCGTCTCGTTCGACGACGTATCTGTTTAGTGGATAATGTTTTAACCCATCTTTTGCCATAAAGATTAGGGCATTACCAGATACAATTAGGTGTTTGAACGCTTGGTGGACAACGACTCTATCACTTGATGCAGCGATGTAGTCCATAATCAATCTCTCAATCTTTGAGAATGATAAGTCTAACTCACTACGCATCATAGGATCTAGTGTATCTCCTAGCTTGTCATCCCTGACCTGTAGTTTGAAGAAGGCTGTCTGTGGTGGTAGCATAGCAAGCATAAGTTTTGCTGCAAGTGTAACCACTGCCTTTGCTCCTACTGATTGGTAGGGTTGTAGTAGAGTCCGTTTGCCTGACGCATCATCGTCTTGCCTAACGAGATAAGGTAGGGTAAGTTCTGAGCACTCAACTGCTGTATCAAGAAACTGTGTTCTTCCTGATGTTAGCATTGAATACTTTTCCCTAGCCTTATACACTTAGTCCTCCTGTTCCAGTGCCACCTGTGGCTCCTGTATTTACATTTATTTTAAGTGCATCTGTACCTGTAGCTTTGGCTACGTTTACAGCATCACCTTTTTTGGCTGTTGTTCCATACTCCACTCCGGGTACTTCATCTGGATCTGTTAGATCCTTCTTAGTTGGTAGTGAAGATTGTTCTATTTTATCTTGTTTCTTCGCAATGATAGGTGCAGGGGTTGACTGCGGTGTTGGCGAAGGTGATCTAAATAGGCACATTGTTATCGTCTTCTAAAATTGATTTTACATATTGTACAACTGACTCTTGGCCAGCTCTATACATAATGGAGGCATGATCCTCCTTGGGGTGGACTGGATACCAAGCGAACTTGGATTCCAGATCCTCTACAAGTTTCTCAAGTTTCTCTGAATAAAATTTAAGCGTATTGTGGGAGGTTTGTATTTGCATGTTCAAAGAACGCTGGCATACGAGCTGCTTTTGTGTCGGCAAACTGTGGTGCTTTGCCTTCATACATCAACCGGTCGCTCGCATCTAGCCAGAATGATTTGTCTAAGTGTTTGTCCGGTGAAGTTTTTAGGGGTTGTAGTACCCAAGATATAGTTGCCTTCCGAAGCTTATCCAAGCTAGAGCTAGGACGAAGACCAAGCTCGGCACAAACCAAGCTATTAGTCGCCACGTGAATCTGTTCGTCTCTGGATATATCAGCTGATACTGTTCTAAGAGCTGCATCACCAAGAAAACGAAACATAGGCAATAAAACAAAGAATATAGCTCGCTCGGCCACGAGGGCTTTTGCGATAGTGTGGTCAGGGTGTTGTATCCAAGCATCTCTTAATCGTATCGCCTCCATTTCAGCAATGGGATCAGCCCCATGGGATTCAACAATGAAGCCAAGAGCGAGATCATGCTTAATCTCATCTTTAACGTTTGACTCAAGAAGTGTCCTCGCTGACTGCGGGACTTCTTTCTCCAAGCCTTGTGTAATAAATTCTCCAACTGGTAGCTCCATATGACGTATTGCGAGAGCACGCTTGATGGTTTCTTCAGCACCAGATCTTACCTCCCCTTTGGTGGGTTTTACGGGAGTCCATGTTCTTTTCCTTTCTAATAATTTTTCGTATGGGTTCATTGTTCGCAGTCACATTTGATTTTGTTGTCAAGAATACCATCCAAATAATCCTGTATGTCGGTATCCCCAAGTGCTGCGTAAGCGTCAGACTTATCTTGGACATCGCCCATAACTTGTAATGAATAGTACAAAGAGGTTTGTGAACTTCCAAGCCACTCCTCTATAAATGCTTCATCATATCGTACAACATCACTCCAAGAGTTGAAGCTGTATCCATGAAGCAATCCTGTCCTATCGAGCATTGTCATAATTTCGTCTGCTACACGCTTGTATGCGTCCCATCCTACTTCACTTGCAATCTCAACGTTACCGTAGTTGACTCTTTCTACTCCGAACTCGCCAGAGTCTCTGTCAACCATTCTAGCTATTGGTGGTGCTATCTCGGGTGTGCATGTAAAGCCGTCTAGGTCTCTACTGCGATAGCTGCAACTGGCAGTGGGTGCAATAGCGAACGCCCTTACCATGTTATGTTCTCTTGCAATCTGAGCTGCTTCAAAGATTGCATTGTTTAGTGCCCAAGCGGCACAGCCTGCTTCGTTGTTTGCGGAGTGGCCAAGGTTTACCAAGCGGAGTGCCTCTCCGAATTTCTCGTACGTGATGTTATACTTTCTGAGGAAGTTGGCAAGACCGAGCACTCCAAGCCCCACTTGTCTGTCAACTTCTGGGGTAAGGTACTCTCCAGATTCTCCAACACCTGTCCGGCCATGGAGATCACACAACTCGGACATACCTGTAACGAAAGCCTCTTGTAAATCGTCGAGTGTACAGGCACCGAGATTGACATGCTGTAACAAGCAAGTCCCACGTGAGGGCAAGTATACCTCAAGACAGACGTTCCCATAGATACGCTCCCCGGATTCGGTGTATTTGATTTTGTTGAGCCAGATGTCTCCTGATTTGATTCCATAAAGTAAAGCGTCCTTAACGTCTTGTTCTGCAAACTTCCACATGTCATCGTCAATGTCGATGCAACGCTTGACCCAAGGCAGTTCTGATCTGGAAGCTGTAATAAAGTCCACCGCATCTGGGTGGCATAGGTCTAGGTGCAATACGATAGCACCATTCTTGTAAGCTCCACCTCTTCTCAAGGTTTCATTTAGAGCTGAATATATTTTGCCGAAGCTGACTGGGCCAGTGGCCACAAGTCCTTTGTCATTTTCATGACCGGCTGGTCTAAGCTTAGATAGGTGGATTGCACAGCCTGCACCAAATCTTAGTGCGTGACTTGCGAATCTCCAGCTAGCTTCGATGCCGTTGTCCCCTTCCATGCTGTCTTCAACAACGAAGGTTGTGCATGATACAGGTAGTCTTGATTCAGGATCGTCGATCCAAGACTGTACCCGTCCAGTGCGGGAGATTAAGTTAGACATTTTAAATAAAGTTTATTAAATTTTTTAGATTGTTACTTAGTATAAAGTTTTGTTTTTGTAAGGCAAGGAAGACAGTGATTACATCTTCCTTATTTGTTTCGTATCTTTCTCTTATCTTAGTCTCAACTAACTTCAATTTGAACTCCTGTTCCAGAGTCAACTTGGTACTCGGGCGTAGGTGTCCAGAGTCTTGGTTCTTGCTTTTGGGAATCATAGTCCTCGTTTGTAAGTATTCTGGCTAGCCTTGCATTGCAAAGAGCATCTTGTTCTGTGAGCCCCTTGTCTTCAAAAGCTTTGACAACTGTAGCCCAGCTGTAGCCTTCTTTCTCGAAAAGAGTAGTCGCTCTCTTCACTCCAATCCCGGGAACTCCACTATAGCCATCTGTCTGGTCGCCTGCTAGCGTCTGTATCAGATGCCACTTTGCACCCTCTTCTGGCGTGATCGTGGTGGTGTCTTCGAGATTGTATAGCTTGCCGGGGATCTGTCTCATGTCTTTGTCAGGAGAAACAATGATATTCCCTTCAAACTTGGTGGCAAAGATGCCCATAGCATCATCGGCCTCCAGTTGTGGCATGACAATAACGTCATACTCAATTTTAAGTCCTGATATGACACGTTTGTATCCACAGGGCTTCTTTCTGTTTCTGTGACCCTTATAATCTGGGTAAATTTTTTTCCGAAAATTTTTAGAGTCGCTAAAAAACAGTGTTGGCTTCGCAAAAGAGCCAAATTGCATTTGTATGTTAGATATGTCACGTTTTACGGCATTATAAGCTTCTGAAAAGTTAGAAGTCACTAATATTACGTCTTCTCCGTAGTCTATCTCTGTTTCACAGGCTGCACAGCACTTATATACTATGTAGTCTGCATCAATTAGTAATTTCATGGTGGTTTAGTGTACGTCAGCCCAAGTATATCCGATCTTAGCTTCTGCTGCGATGGGACATCTTAGATTGTAGTGTTCGCCGGCCAATCTGGCGGCTGTTTCGAGCCATTTTGCAAATTCTTCTGCAAATCTTGGGTAACATTCGTAGTTTAGCTCGTCATGTACGAATGAGAGTTGGTGGCCGTCTGGTGGTAGACATTCATTCACAATCACCATCCATCTTTTGGCGACCGTCGCTGCTGATCCCTGTAGGAGGTAATTGAGAAACTTATGCCCTTTGTCAACGCTGATACGACGACCGTCGATGGCGTTTGCATAACCTCTTTTGCTAGCTTTCTCGCAAGCGAGTAGCAAATCTGCCAGACCCGGAATGGCAGCAATATAAGCTTTACGAATCTCTGCCCCTTTGATAGCGGCTGCTTTTTCGGACAATAACTTATCATAGCTGTATCCTAGTTTGGTATTGCCAGCCCCGTAGAGGAAGGCATAGGTAACTGTTTTAACTTGTCTTCTGGTAATTCCAATTTTATCGGCATTGGTTTGGTGAATATCCCCCGTAGTAAGTATTCGTTGATACCGGCCATTATCATACCTCGAAAGGTAATGAGCAAGCATACGGAGCTCAATCCCACTAAGATCGGCAGACACCATTTGATAGGTAGGCGTGGCCCGGAATAGTTTTCTGAATCTTTCATCTGATGGTACTTGTGCTAAGTTTGGTTTTCTGTGTGCACATCTGAATGTGCTGGTGGCAACCCCGCAGTGGTGATGTATACGATTACACGTCGTAGATAGCTTCTGCCATGCGTTCACGCCTTCCGAGATCATCCCCAATTTCTTGGTAATATCTAGACATTTCAGAAACAAGAGGGCTGTCTCCGACCCAATATCTTTCAATACTGTCTCGTCTACGACCGGCTTGCCGGTGGCTGTTCTCTGTGTTGGTTTCCAATTTTCGTGGGTCTGTAGTATCCATGCTATGTGGTCTCGTGAGGTGGGGTTAAGTTGTTTAAGTTTTGTAAATGGGCATCCTTGTACGTACCCTTGTGTCCGGTTATTTCGCTTAGGTGTAAACACTGTTCCAGCAACGAACCCGAATTTTCTGCGTAATACTTCTGTAGCTTCTTCCAGTTCTCCTCTGAGAGTTGATTCGAGCTCGTAGGCTGCTCGTTCGTCGAAATACCATCCATGTTCTTCTTGTTTTTGTAAGATGTGTGCGACCTGATGTTCTAGTTGTACCCAGTCAGGTAAGGGTGGAAATGTTGGCATAGTTTATTTGTAACAATAACGTCTTGTTCGCAATAGTCCTCCATCTCCTTGCTCCATGCTGACCAGTCGGCAGTCTGTCCAAAGTTCCCTTTGTATTCTCCCAACCTGTGGCCATATGACTCCAAGGAGTGGCGACCATAAAGTTTTGGTGGCATACCGTCAATCCTTGCCTTGCGGTCTACCTCTAGCATATCGGGGTGGTACAACCTCGACAGTAGTAATGTATCTATAACTCTACCCTCTGGCTTGAAGAATGGGTAGACTTTCTTTATCATCGGTATGTCAAAGCCAATGATGTTATGGCCAATGATAGTGTCAGCACACATTAGCGTTGTGACACCTCTGCTGATTGGCATTGCAGAGCCTGTATCGTTGTATCTGTAAGTCTCACCTGTCTCATAGTCGAGAATGACTAAGCAGTGTAGCTCAACGTCCTCTTGACTTAGTGGTGTTGTTTCCAGATCGAACAGGAGGGTAATAGGTTTTGTCTCTGAATTTTGCACGTCTTTTCTGTTCTCTGGTGGGTGGGTTTGGTCTAAAAATCTGTAGCTGGGTTGAACTCAACTGTGTCTTCGGATTTAGTTTCATAGAATTGGCATGTAGATAGGTCATAGCTCAGTGTTGTAGCTACACCTACTTCTCCAGAAAAGCGGTTCTTGAGTACTCGCAAAGTTGTGAGATTAGCATTAGCCTCGCCTTGCTGGTCTCTTTCAAGGGCGATGACACTATCGCTGAGTTGAGCGATTGAATGTGATCCTCTAAGTTGTCCGAGTGAGACTCGTCCTCCTTCTTCGTGTGAGTTACTGTCACTGTTTGTTCTCCGTAGGTGTGATACTAAAAATAGTGCGATACCTGTACGTTCGACTAATGATCTGAGCTTCGTCATTGTCGAGTCTATCATACGTCTTTCATCGCCGTCAAGACCACTTAATAATATAGAAAGATGGTCAAGAAATATAATACGGCACTCCAGTCCACTGGCAAGGTATTCGATCCTGTTGTAAATAACATCTGGGTCAAAGCTACCAAAGCCATCAAACAGAAAAACATTCCACTTTGCAAGAGTATCAGCAAAAGCAAACTCGAGTTCTTCTTTGTCATGTTCTCCAATGTGATATGGTTTACCTAGTGCAGCAGACATAAGTCCTAGTGCTGTACGTTTGTTGTTTGCTTCAAGCTCAAGGATACCAACTGTCTCACCTTTCATAGCAAGATCGGCTGCGATAGCCCTGACCAATGAAGTCTTACCACTACCTGACCCAGCTGTAAGAGTAGTTAGCTCTCCGTATCTGATGCCATGTAGTTTTTCATTCAGTCCCTCGAAAGGGTATTCGTGGTCACAAGTTTTGGTAGGCTCTGTAACCAATGCCATGAGATTCTTACCATCAACAATACCGTCTGGTCTGTATGGCTTGGCATCCCATATGGCTCGCCTTATCGCCTCCCTGTCTTCAGCTTGGAGTGCATCGCTAGCATCTTTGTAAGCATCGAGTCTAGCAATCTTAACCCTACCGGCTGGGAGAATACTCGAGGCAGATTCAACGGCCTCACGCCCTGCTTCGTCGTTGTCGAAGAAGAGGACGATCTCTTGGTAGCCTTGCAAGAAGGGTATGGCTTTCTGCAAGTCTTTCTTGGCTGCTGCCGCACCATGAGGTAGGCTGACCATGGGCCAACCTGACATAACTTCGTAACAACTGGCAGCATCTAGTTCTCCCTCCGTAATAACAATTCGTTTTCCGCTTGTCGGGAACAAATGCTGCCCAAAAAGGGAGTCTGAGGAAGAACCTTCGTAGTGGAAGTCCTTTGATTTTGTTTTGATTTTGAAGCCAACAACTTGTCCATTGCTGTCATAATATGGGAAGCGTAAGGTATTGCCATGTCTGTAAATCCTATAGAACGCATTTGTTGCTTCACTGATTCTTCGTTTTTGCAGCTGTTCAGCTGATCCGAGGAACTGTACATTTGTATTCATTTGGGTATGGGTGTGTGTCCAGTCTTCTGCTGGACTGTACGTATGGCACGCAAAGCAGTACGCATGGCCGTCAGAGTAACGTGAGTTAGCATCTGACGAGCCACAGTTATCGCATGGTTCGTGTGCCACAAATTCTGATTCTGTGTTCATCTTAACCAATCTATGGGGATTGCGTGTGCTGCCGCCCATTTGATGTTGTGTTTCTCACACCATTGGGCGTATGTAGTTTTGGATTTCTTGCTGATCTTGTTGAACGGTGCTTGAAAGACCATACGAATATCAAGGTGTGGGTTGTCACGAATGACGGCCTTGATCTTGCGTCTGTCTTCTGAGTCCCAATAACCTTTGGTTTCTAGCATGACACCGTTGAGCAGTACGAAATCGGGATTGTAGTTGTGCTGTATGGTATAAGGAACTTGCTCGCCCTCATACACATACTTGCAACCAACTGTGTCTAGTAGTTCAGCGACGCTGACCTCTAGCTTAGACTTAAAAGTCTTCTTCTTCTTCAATGCTATCTTCGTCAGCTTGTTCTGGTGCTGTAGCTTTTGCAACAAAGCCTTCAGTCTTACCGAACAAGTCTGCAACTTCCTTGTCGTCCATGCTATCTGCATCAACTCCAGCTGCACTGCCAGCAATCTCGACAACCTGTACACCAACTAGCTTGAGTGAACTACCATAAGTAACTCCATCCTTCAAGATGTATGGCTTCTGGAAAAAGCCTAGCTTTACAGTTGAGCCACCATAGATTGGTGTCTTTGCATCTGTAACTGGTGTGCCTTCTGTGTCGACAACTGGTGGTTTCTTGTCCTCTCCCCATGAGAACTTGATCTTGAACTTACCATCAGCTACCTCTTCCCATGGTGTAGGCTTGAGTGTAGCTCTCTTTGGGTTCTTCAACTTGGACTCTGCCCACTTGAGGACAGCCTGTCTTTCTAATTCAAGTGCGTCAATGATACTTGTACCCACAATAGCTGCGAGTGAGTATCCGAACTTGCCGGGTTCTAGGATAGCTTGGAAGCCTTCTAGTTTGATAGCGTCTGTGACGTGTACGTTTTTGCTCATATTAACAAAAGAAATAAGTGGATTCAATAACCGACTCTGGCTGTAAGTCGCCAATGATCGGTGGTTCAGTCTCTGCCTGTATCTGGTCGGCAAAGGTCTGGAGATAGTCATGCTCTGCGAACAGAATCATGTATGTCTCCCTAATTATAGCAGATAATTTATCCATGTCGCAACATCTGCTTAACACACTGTCATGAATTAGTGCGATTGGCTGATCGAAGCTACGCACAGCGAGGTGTAGCAGTGATGCGTCCAGACTATGGATTAGGTTAGGTGCAGTAGCAGCCTTGTGCCTGTTGATGTCGACCTCCTTCCCATCTTCTACTGCGACGGATAGATCACAACGACCTAGCAGCTGTAGCTGGATGCGTTCAACCTTCTTCTTGAAGTAACGCTGTCTGACTACGAAGCCAGAAGGAGTCGTCCATTCCACATACTCTTCACCACGTTTGATAGTCTTACCTATCTCAGTCTCGATCCATCTCATAACTGACATTGGCCCGGGCACGACTGCCCCCATAGCCGAACGAACTGATGTAACGATCTGAGTAAGCTGATCTTTGTCAACCTCGACACCCTTCTCTTTGAGAGCATCTTTGATATAAGACCTATTAGAATATGGCTTTGCATTATATGGTATGGTCATGACAGTACGCTTTACACATTTTCTGTCCCACACACCTCGTACTGTCTCAGGTATGTATGGTTTTGACACATCTGCAATAACTTTGTACGCATCTTGTGGTCTGTCAGATGGTACAACATTTACGAGAAGTGCTGTGGTCTTATCCCTTGCCAAGCCTGCTAGTATCTGCAAACCAGAACAGGTAGCGTCGGTAGCCACGGGTAAGGAAGTAGTCAATCTATCTTTAGTAATCGCACAATAATAGTATTCTTCACAAGCTGCGAGGAATAGCCATGGCTCATCTGCACCCTCCCAATCTCCTAAGTTTGCAATAGGATCTCGTGAGACACGTGAGATTAGTGCCAAGTTATTGTGTGTCCAGTCTAGACGCTCTTGCATCGTAGACTTGTCCAATCCGTATGTGGTAGCGACTTGGAAAGCGAGCCATTTCTCACTGCTGTCAGTATACTCCGCAGCATCAGCAAACTGTAGCAATGACTTGCCAAAGTCTGTGTCCTGTGGTGTAAGGAAAGCAGGGATAGGATAAGCTCGCCCCCTGTAGTCAAACGACCATGGTATGTAGAACTCTCTGTCCTTGAAGCGATTGACAGCTTCCATAGTCATACGTGTGCGACAGGATCTCTTGAACTCTGCTGCTCTTTTGTTCATTACTTCTGCTGCCTGTCTACGGTAATGCTTCCGTGCCTCTTTGTTATCGGCAATATCAACAGGCTTGGGTGGTAGATCGTAATGAACGATAGGTAGGAACTTACCCACACTTACACCTCTCTCTTGTAACAGCTCCGCAGTACGGACGATACAGGGGTTCAACCTGTATTTAACTTGCTGTATTTTGTTCAGAAAAGCGAGTGGGATTTCCCCCTGTATAAGGGCGTGATCGCCTCTTCTAACAAGCTCATGGCCTTGCATTACCTCATTGAGTATATACCCACCGACTTCCGTGTTTGACCAGTCTCTAGGTGGTACTAGCATAGGCCACGCTAAAGGGCTGAATAATTCTGCATTTGCCATGACTTCATCTTTGATGTCCATGAACTCTGCGGTCGGTGCGATAAACACTTGAGTCTTACGACCTGTGCGTATGCGTTGCTTGTAGAACCAGCCACTTGCTGCCATAATGCAATCAAGTAACCAGCCACCAAGTTTGGTACGTATACTTGTACCCCAAGGTCTCCACTGTTCAATCTTGTAGCGGTTCATCAGCGTCCTGATAACAACTAGCTTCTGTTGTGTACCACAGGCTTTGTGCCAGTAGTTGTCCTTGAGAGTCTTGAGTAAAGCAGGGGCGGCGTGCTCGTAGTGTCGCATCTGACACTCGTCCTCGATAGCTTTGCCGATGGAACTACATACGTTGGTAGCTGTGTTGCAGTTGTCCTTGTAACCAAAGACATTATCAAATGTAACTTTACAAGCGATAGCTGCGGCAGCCAATGCCTCGATACTAGCTAGGTATTCGTGTATATCTTTGAAGGCAGCTCCATACTTGCCTTGGTGTATTTTCTTGTTAGTGTCTTCGATACGTTGAACTACACGTGGTAGTAACGCATCAATCGAAGCGATACCATATACTGTTGCAGAAGAGTACTGTTGTGCTTCTAGCTTATACGTTTGGTCACGCAGTCTTTTCAGACCTTGTTTGATCTGTGATCTTTCTAAGTTGACCTGTTCCGTGATTTGGTCTTCCGTTATATCTATCTGCGAGTTCATCTTGTATTTGTGCTAGTAGGTGTTTTCTGACCTCATCATAGTGAGGGTGATCTTTGTTTAACATGTCTAATGCTTGTTTGTGATAGGTGTAAACGTCATCAGACGGAATAGTTCTTTTTGTCATTGTCTGTAACATATTTTAGTGGTATCAAATGTTGTATATCATTGTGTGTGCATACAGTGAACTCTGTCTCTGCACCAGCAATCAACTCTTTGACCTTTTTCTTTGCAGCTGCACCTGACTTGTACACGTGTTCTGTGACCTTGTTGGTTCTGCGGTTACGTGCACGAATCATGCAGTGATACTCTGTTGGCATCTCCCAGCCTTCCATCTTCCAGTGCATGAATATCTTGTACTCGATAGGCTCAAACCATTCGGCAGGGCACTTAGCTATCATGTTGTAGTTGTTCGGAAATTCTTTCTTCATTGTAGTGATGATATTTGTCTAGGTAGATGTCAGTCAGGGTGGTGTGCCAATGCCACTTGGCTATGTGTGTAGCTCTGTATGCAGCCTCTATGTCGTCACGAGCAAACAGGTGGATCTTCTTGCCCGTGCCCATGACAGCTTCGTAGTAGTAGTACTTGTCGGTCATGTCCTTGATGATGATTGTGATGTGAGCTTTTTGATGAGCATTTTAGTACGCTTGCGGGCAGCTTGTACCATGCGCGGCTTGCTCTTGTACTTGGGCTGCTTGCGGCTGTGGTGCTGCCAGTTTGGTGTAGTCATGGTAACTCCAATGTCGTGTTACACCAGCTATTATAAAGCAGTTGGTGATTACTGTCAATAGACTGATGTATTTGTTCATAATTTAATGAATGGGTGCTCTCGTTCACTGTACTTTGTAGGGTAATGATAATCGACCAGCTCATACTCGAGCTTATCACAGTGATTCTGTGCATAGGTGTGTGCCTTAGCTTGGTTGTGTACAATGTCAGCATCAACGTCAACCTTGATGAGCATGTACAACGGCTTGATAACTCTGGTCATTACAAGTACCCCGCTATCTCACAGCCGGGCTCGTCGTAGAACCACGAGATGGATACGTCAGGGTATTGCTCTCTGAGTGCATGGCATATAGCTTCGGGCGGCGACCATGCTGTGTTGAACTCAATCTCCACAGACTCAGGGTCGTCATCTGTGACTACTACGTCATAGCAGTCCCACTTGGTATCCCAGTTGTACACACGCCAGTCATACCACCTGTCGTCCGCCTGACCTGTAGACTTGAACACAAGCCTACGCCATGGATCTTCGACGTATTGTGGTAACTCACCAACCTTGCCCTTTGGTTTATCCCAGTCGTACTTGGGCATATCACTGGACTTGAGTGGTGTGTTGAGCCAGTCAGGTTCTGGTATGATCTGTGTAAAGCAGTTCTCGTCCTCGAACATTTGCTTGATCTTGGCTACGTCATGCGTGTTAGCTGAGTAGACTGTAACCCTGTTGTGGCAATGGTTTGGCATAGTTATCTCCGATTAGTTTTTGTTGTATCTGTCAAGTAGCTTTGTGTAAGGAGCTTTGTTTGACTCTATAAAAGCATTATAGTCCATTTCTTTGTTGTTGTAAAGGTCTAGTAACTCTTTAAGAAACTTGTTTTCATCTGCTGATATACCTACAACTCTGCCTGACTTAGAACCCTTAGCTTTAGCTGGTGCTTTCTTGGCTGGTACTAGCTTCTTGGCTACAGCCTTGACTGCTGGTGCTGGCTGCTTTGCTGCTGGTGCTTTCATAGCTGCTTCTGCATCTTTGATTGCTTGGTTGATAGCTGCCTGTTCTTTGGCTCTGTCCTCTGGTGATGTAGAGAAATCATATACTGGTAGTGATGTTGTCATGGTGGTAATAATGAATGATGGTTTACGTGATGGTATGCGTAGATAGTTTGTAGCTAGCCACGGCTTGGTGTTGAGGTAGCGTTTGTACGCTGTGATAGTGTCGATAGATGTATCGAACTTGATGTGCTCTGGCATGGCACGAGTAAACTCTGTGACCTTGTGTGATGCAAGTGATAGGAACTCGTCAGGGAATGAGGTGTGGTATATCATCTCTGCCTGACTGATAACGTCAAAGCAGGTATGCACCTTGTTGTAGCGAGCTTGATACTCATGACACAAAGCATAGCCATGTCGTATGAGCCATGCAAGATTGTACTGGTTGGCGGCAGCCCAGATAGTGCAAGGGTGTGACCGAAATGCACCACGCTTGGTAGCATAGGGTGTGCCGTCCTTCTTGTATAACTTGCCCACACCATAATACCAATCGCTGTATATGATAGCAAGCATCTGGCAAGTCTCGAGTGGCATCTTGACTATGTGCTTGTCGGGTAGGTTGCGAGCCGATTGTATCGGGCAGGGATCTGTTACAAAGATGTTCATATCTATATTATAGTTCGGGTTTTTGATTCCGTCAACGAAATGTGTTGAAATCAAAACGATTCTACGGGGAGTCGAACCCCGACCATGTCCGTGACAGGGACACGTTCTAACCATTAAACTATAGAATCAGGGACTACGCTAGTGGTTTAGCGTTGCCGTTGTGTACGACCTTCTTCTTGAGAAAGACATACGTCTCGTAAGGACAGTCAGTCCATGTACCATGTGATACCATCCAGTCGTAGCCAAGTAGTACTGGTATCATGGCTTTGTCCTCTATGTATGTATTGAATGGCATTATGACTTACCTCCGTCGATAACTCCAAGACTCTCCTTGCGTATCTTCAACTCGATAGCTAGTACCTCGTCCTCGATCTGCTTTCTTGGCCTGTTGTGTAAGTCCCACTTGTGTCCAATGTCAGATGCAAGTACGTCAAGGTATAGATAGAATACGTCTTTGATGTACTCTTTCTGGTCAGCTGCTGTGTGATCTGTCATGGTGTACGCTTTCTGCATGATTGCGTAGTGATTCCATGCGTCAGGTGAGTCAAGCAAGTAGTGGTGCATATATCCGTCCCACTCCTGATAGTAAGCGAGTACGTTGTCCCAATCCTTGTGTTTGGTAGCCTTGCGTCTAGCTCCATTGATTAGTATGTCCTTGACCTCAAGCGGATTGTATGCGTTGAGTATCTCTAGAATAGGTTGATCTATAGGTGCGTGATCGGTCATGTTAAATAAACTCCATTGATGGTGTGATGTATAGTCCGACTGCGTCTTGGTCGAACATCTCTTTGTATTCTTGTATTACGTCATTGATGGCCTGTCTGTCCTCAGTCTCGATAGATACTTGCTTGGTCTTCTCATGTTCAGACTTCCAACATCCGTCTGCGTCTGTAATTATGTAGCCATCAAAGTATGAATCAAGTACCTCCTCGCAGTACATTTGCCAGTCGAGGTCTGTGACTAAGCCACCCGTAGGTATGTTGCGTCCGTAGGTTAGGTGATGTAGCATAGCTGTGTCCTGTATTGATAGGTGTATAGGTTAGTGAACTCCTGTGGTGTGAACAGTAGGAGTGATAGTAGTAATGTTATGAAAAGCATATCTTGTCTCCTGATGGTGTGTAGATTGTGGCCTTGGTAGTATACTCACTCAGTTCGTGGTTGAGCACGGCTGCGGCAAGTGTCTGCTCGTTAGTCAATGATAGTACTGACTGGTCGAGTACGTCCGTGGCTTCGTCTGGTTCGAGTGAGATGAGCACCTCGTTCTGTGTGTCGTCGTCCTTGCATTGTGTGTAGTCAAGTCCAATGGCATCAAGCAGCTCCTCGCAGTCGCAGTCGATCTCGAAGTAGATGTCATACGTAGCTGCGACCTTGGCGAGTCCTGTTCTGTCCTGTACTGTAGTCATGTGTGCGTCCGTCCTTGTGATTGTGAAATAGGTTGTAATCTTTGTCTCATACCTTTATTATAGCATCTTATCTTGAGACTGTGTTGAGATGTGTGGAATCTCAGATGAGTATACTGAGTCGCATGAGACTGATTGTGAAATGATTGTGAGATGTGTGAGTCTCAACATACTTTCACTGGTCTTGATTTGACACGCTTGACAAACTGAGACTTACGTCTACGATTGCGAGTTGAGCGCATCTTGATATACACATATGTCATTGACTAGACTCCTGCGAATGCAAGCTGAGTCTCAGCCTTGAGATTGACTGCTACACCTAGTGTCTCAAGGTTCGCAATATCGTTAGCATTGATAGTCTTCTTACCTGTGAGACTTGTGAGAGCAGCAGCATATCTTGGGTCTAACACATAGTGTAGTTCTCTACCGAAGGCTTGTGTCTTAACTGTCTTGATGTTGGTCATGTTTGGAATCTCCTTTTCTCTCGTATATACCTATTATAGCCGTCCAATATGAGATTGTGTTGAGATTTGAGCAGTCCCACACGATGCAAATGAGTCGCACATGAGTGTGAGTCTAAGACTAATACAGCTTGATACTGTCTCGAGACTGGAACGCCAACAGATGGCGACGCATGAGTCTACAGTTGCGTCCTTGTTGCGCTGAGACTCACGGTTCTTGCGAGACGCAGCGAGACTCAGAAGTCTATAATAACACGGCTGGCAACGGGGGCAAACCGTCCTGTGTGCATACGTATATCGACCTCTCAAATTTGCGTCATTTTTTCTTGAATAAGGACTCTAAATACTGCTTTTTTAGTTGTAAACGCTGCTCTTGGAGGTTCAATAACGGCCACTTATTAAGCTTTAGGGCGTATTTGATCTTTCTCCATCGAGCTAGCAAGGCCCTTTCGAGGGCTGCAAATAGCTTCATGTTGGTTAGTTGGAGTAGGTTATTAAGGAATATCCACTCATAGGATATTAGATACAGGAGAGGAGTCCACCCTTCTCTTCCCCTGTATAAGTGCGTGATCGACCTAACGCCAGTTATGGTGGTCGTTGTAGTCGTCTAGACCTTGACATTCACGCCTTTGGTCAAGATCGTACCCCATTACGAGGTGATTTGCGCTTGCTTGAGGGTTATCTAGGAACTCTGCAAGCATATGGCTCCATTCTTCGCTCTTTCTAAGCCTAATTTGGTCTTGTGCAGAGATAGATAGGGCATCTATGAAGTATTTCACGCCTTGAGCTAGACAATCTAGCCTATCATCGTGTTTTACAGCCCTTTTGTCCCTACACATACGGCTCATCTGATAAAATAGCATATAGAGGAGCCTTTCTTCAGCTGGACTGTCTTTGTTGGACGCATAATCCCAATCAATGACACCACGGTCGACAATAAGACGATGCTGATTAAGAACAGGCTCAAGGGAGTCGATAATTCTGTCTTCTTTCCGAACATTCGCACGTACCTCTTCAATATTGATGTGTTGTTTTGTGTTGATAAGATGTTTTTTAAATAGTTCACCTACGATGCCATCTCCAAAGTTTGTCTCAATAACCAAGCTTGTAACTCCATAGTTTCTGCATTTGGAAAGGATGTCGAGCAAGGTACTATCCGAGTACCCGTCTCTGTAGGCTGACATCTCATGCAGATAGATGAGTCCATTTCGTTGAGAGAGGAAGGCGGCAGCTGTTTCATCCGTTCCACGACCGCTTGGGTCAACGCTGCAAATCGTTTCATCATAACTGCTCCACTCTCCCACGAGTTGCATTGGAGAGTAAAAGTAATCACCCGGGAGGCCGACGGTTGGGGCATCTCGAATGACTTTACTAGGATCGCTGCACCATATGATGTTTTCGGGAGCAGTGTTAGGGTTAACAGAAGTGACGATAAGATCAGCCATCTTAAGGGGGAATTTTTGTGCATCTGATAAGGTTGTGTCTAATTGAAACTGAAGCATAAAGTTGCTACGACCCATAGATGCTTCACGTTCTATGAGATCTTCGTCTGTGAATCTATCATCTGTTGGAGCCCATTCTTCCGCACCCATATCAACATCTTCTTGGATTTCGGGTGCAAGGATCCCCTCATATTTAGATAGCTTGTCTTGTCTTGGGTATCTGGCCGGCCAAACAAGTGGTCGATAATTCCGCTCCGCGAGCCTACGATAAATAGTAAAAGTAGTCTGAGGAGTCCCGAGATACATAATACGAGAATCGCTTTTCGGCGTAAGGATGGATTCTGCTTCTGTGCAGAGTTGTAAGAGTTTTTCACGCATGAACTCCGTAAGTGAGTTACCCGGTACTTCTACGTCATCCAAGATCATCAGGTCTGCACGAGATCCTGTCAGCTGTCCGGTGATACCAACTGACTTGACTGATGGTGCTTGGTGTGGGCTACAGTTAACATCAAAGCTTATCCTTGACCATCTACTGTCGTCCGACTTAGGTTGGAGGTGCTTTAACCAAGGTGTGTCTATGATGAGTTTCTGTAGAAAGATAGACATGTTGTCTGCACGTTCTTTTGATGCAGAGATTATCATGACTTTTCTTTCTGGGTCGTTAAATAGTGTCCATAATACGAACGCACCAGTAATCCACGATTTACCTACACCACGAAACGCCTGCACTTGCAAACGCTTCGGGCCATTTTGTAGGTAGTCCGCAATCGCGTACTGTGCCCTCGTAGGACTAGGCAAGTTCAGCTCCGCCCACAATGCCTGTAGGAAGAGCTTGAAGTCTTGCTGTAGTAAAACTAGGGAATTTTCCATTTTTTCGGTTATTCGTCTCCTCTTTCAGCTTCGCCTTTTCTGTTAACCATATCTTTCTGTGTTACAAAATCAAGAAAAGCTTGTACTCTTGCTAGACTTTCCTGAGCTTTCCTTTCTTCTTCTGTAATCTCAGTGCCTTCAACATAGTCTTTTAGAACTTCTTGCATAGCGTTAAGTCTAATTATATTTAAAGTATGCCCACCAACTTGTAATTTAGGGCCATCAAATCCTTCACCTTGAATATCTTTTACTTTTCGATTTACTAAATTAGTATACTTTCGACCAAATAAAGGTTTTAAGTCAGGATGAATCATGTTAGCTAGATTCTGGTTAGGAAATAAGAAGTTTTTAAAGTCTTCTTCTAGACCGTATGCGTTACCATATAATCTTTCAAATACTTTGTCGGCTGGATCTCCACCAGCTTGCTTTGATCTGTTACCTATAACTACATCTCTATAGTCTTCGCCTTTAGTTATCTGACCTTTGATAAGTTGCCGTAACTCTACTGGACTAACTAATTGCTGAATACTAGCACGTATTTCTGGTTCTAGATTTCTAAACATACTTGCATTAGATATTTTATTATCTCTTAATATCTGATCTGCTGCATATACATGTCCTTTATCAAATGCACCATGAGTATTTAAAAGATTTAATCTTTCAACGTAAGCTTCTACCAACTGTTCTCTATTTGTAATACTTATAGCAGGCTCGTTACGTCTTTTCATACCATCAGTTTGATATAATATTTCGCCACCCTGACCTTTTATAATATTATCAATAGTTTCTGGTACTATTGTTTGACCAAATACTAAGCTCATTTCAGCTGCAATATCTTCTATGTTTGCAGCTGGTTGTGATAGTTTATATTCGTAGTTTAAATACTTTATAGCAGCTTCAATGTCTCTAGTATTACGATTGGCTAATTTAACATACTCTTTTATTTGATCGTCAGTTGCTCCATATTTATCTTTAAAAGGCTGTAGCATACTAGATCTAATTCTTTTACGGCTTACAGTACTAGCACCAAACTGTCCTAAATACTCTTCAATATCTATGGCTGACTCAGCGTTCATTTGACCATATCTAATTCGTTCTTCATCAGTTAAATCCTCTTCGCTCAGTGGCTTTTCTATTTCTTCATTTACATTACTGTAAGTAAAATCTATATATAGTTGACCGGGGCTTATTTTTGATTTACGCCTTCTGTTTCTACGAATTAACTCGTTACCTTTAGTAACTTCATCATAAATCTGTTGATTTTCTCTTTCGTATTGATCTCGTGCTTTTTTTAGTTCCTCTTCAGGATCTGTATTATCTTTTCCTATACTGCTAATTATATTTGAAAAAAAGTCAGGATTATCTTTTTTTACTTTTAAAATACGTTGAAGGACTACAGGATACTGTGGTACATCTTCGATTACAGGTTGTTCTGGTGTAACAATACTATTATCTTTACCGATAGAATCAACTATTGATCCTACAATACCTGTAGCAGTATTATTTAAAGCTCCAATTATTCCAAGAAAGCGTTGATAATTTGTATTAAGATCTCTTAGCCCTTGCTGGGCTTCGTCAAATTGTTCTTCAGCTGTCTGGTCGTCCTCCTGTAACTTCTTTTGAGCTTCAAAAGTATCGGTTCTGCCTTCATCAGATCCCGGTGTAAATGTCATCTTATATGTGATAAAATAGTTTGTTCTCTATCTGTAACACCGAACGTCGACCTCATCCAGTCCAGCCAATCTTTACTACCTTTTTCCTGATTGCATCGTTGACAAGAAGGCACGACATTCGCCGTTTCATCTCTACCCCCTTTGCATTTTGGGCGTACATGGTCAATAGTGAGTTGTTGTAATTCATAAGTTCCTCCACAATAAACGCATTGACAATTAAAGTGCTCTTTGATAGCTCTTCTCCAGAGCCTTTTAGATTCTGAACTCGTCATGGTTATTAAGTTGTGTAAATAGTAATCAGGTGTTGGTAGTAATGGGGTCATTTTTTACGACTTTTTCGGTTAATAGATGGCTTTTGTGTTCTGCCCTTGGTTGTGCTACCCTTATAATGTGCGGCATCGAGTCCGTCACGGTTGCCATATGTACCAAGTTTTTTATTAAGTTTGTTCGCATTGACTCTTATTGCTAAACCTTTCGGTGTTTTGTTGTATTTAGCCTGTTGCTTGCGACGCTTGGCCGCAGCTTTAGGATTCTTCTTGTAATAACTAGAAGTTTTTGCCATAGACTTTTCTCTTGACTAAAGATGGATCTACAGTTGGTATGATCTTATTAAGTTTGTCCAAGGGGCTACCCTCGAAAGCGACACCTGTAATGTCGTTGGTTTTTAGCCAATCACAAGCTGCTTTTAGATCTTGTACTGTTGCTTCTCCACTCTTGATTCTGCGTAGAAAGTCCTCTGTAACAAGGTAGTGTAGCTCGTTAAAACTTTCTTCTGTTGCTTTTTTGGGTATAACCCTTGGATTTTCATTCATAATTTATACGTTCAGAGTCTAACTCGTCATAATTTATATTTAATACGTATCGTAATTTAGTATCTGTTGTACACACGACTGCATGGGCTGCGTCTACAGGAAACTTTACTAATCTGTTTGCTTTAGATTGTACGAAAGTATTACCATCTTTAAATGCAGTGCCACCATTATTAGTGTTTAAATATAGTAAAGCTGTTTTACAATGTTCTGTGCCATAGTTAAACTGATCTACATGATAATCTTCTATATATCTAGTGGTTTGCACTGGAGTACAGCCTACTCTTATATTGTAGAATCGTTTAACATTTAAAAGTTCACGTATACAATCAATAGCTTGAAAATGTTCAAAATAGAAATCGCTTACGACACATCTATTCTGCTTTGTTAATCTTCGTAGGATTGTCATTTGAAACATAAGTTCGTTAAACTTTGTTTCGGGAGGCCCATCTTCTCCAAAACAGTCTATACTACCATCTGCCTCTGATTCTTTAGTTGAAAAATCACACGGCACATAGTACGGAGCTGTCATGGCAGAATGGGCGAAATGTTGAAAGTCGCCGATGGGTAGAAAGTTATCGACAATTTGTGTCATTATGCTCTAGGGAATTGTTCGTCATACAAAGCTTTAGCATCAGTATGTTTACCTTCTTTGGTAAGTTTTTTGATACTTTTCATAACATCTGATTTAGCTTTCTGTCTAGGTGTCTTAGCTACATTTACACCATCTAACACGCCGTCATTAAATATTTTAACTTTTTTTGCTCCGTTTGATGCTCCTGATGCCATAATTATGCCTCTGGTAATAGGTTTTTCTTGACAAGAGCTGTTAGCTTGTCGTCTATTGTATTGTCAGTAGTCTTACTGTATGCTTCTAGTAGCTTGACTACAAGTTCTTTTACAGCTTTGCTGCCCATAAACTTGAACAGTATTGGTTTAATAAGTGCGATCATTACATTGATGGGGTATCTAGGTCTGCTTCATCTTTTACAAAACGTCCAGCGTCATCACGCTTTGCTTTTGTTTTTCTCTTTGGTTTTTTCTTAGCTGCTTCTGCTTCTAAGGCTTTTAATCTTGTTAGTGTGCTCATCGTTGCCAAAATTTCTTTTTCTTTTTAGGGGGTTGTAGAGCAGATATTGGTACAATGTCTTGGCATAATACTTTCATCTCTGACTTTGGATGGAATGTAAAACCACGTTGCATCAGCTCTGCACATTTTAATGCACGTACTAGCTCATAGTCTAGACGCATCTTTTCTTCTTGACGTTTAGCTATATCTCTACATTGCTGTAAACCTTTACGATCTAAGGGAACCATAAAGTTAACTTGAAAGCCCCAGTTCTGAGTGATGTTATAGCTTTCTTCAGCTTCTGGTCTTGTATCGTTGCCCATGTAGAAAGGGCTAAATGTCATAGTAGACCCATTACATTGTATGTTTGGGCCATATACCTGACGTGACGACGCACCGTTGTTTTGAAACTGTACGGCTTGGTTCGTCACATTACCCGTAGCTGCTGCCACAGGATTTGATTTATTTACTGTATCTCCTTCTGCAAGTACAGGTGTTACTGAGAGAAGACAGAGAGCGATGTAGTAGTAGAGTTTATTGTAAAGTTGCGTGTATAATCTCGCTGTTCTACTATGCCTGCTGCTCTTGTTGTTGTTTCTAAACTCCATGGATTTGCTGTGTTAGTTACAGAAAATGTTGTACCACTGGTAGCAATATCTGCTGACGGAGTTACATTTGTACCTGACCAAGTATTTACAGCAGCTCCAAAAACTTGGACCTGTTCTGTCTCCACTATAGTCTGAGTTGTAGTAGTCGTACTGTTCATAGACCCAGTTGTGAACTGAGGAGTGACAGTATTTGCTCTAGCTATGCCGGGTGATAACAACGCTAAGAGTATGAGTAATTTTTTCATACTTTTGGTTTGTCTTTTTTCATCATTGGGCAGTTTGTTGGTGCTTTACCATTGCCATTTTTTCCAGTCGTCAAGCCGAATGTTGCGAGTGCGCCAGTAAATACGCTGGCGACGAAAGTGATATCTGAGTTACCAGATTTTTTAACCATAGGAATGTCAACATAGTTCATAGTAATAATAAAGCCAGACCAGACAACTACGCCTAATCTAACTACTGTTCCCAGAAATTCTATTTGATGTTCTTTGTCTTCGGCTATGTCTTTTACTTTTCCTAAGAAACTTTTTTCCTTGACTGGCTTATCTTCTTCCATCCTGTTTTGAGTATAGGTTTCATTGCAGTTACAACGTATTTAAACGCTGCTGTTGCTGTTAGTGTTGCAGCTACAGAAACAACCGCAGTTGTTGTTGCCGTTACTAAGATCTCAGTCTCAGGTACAGGCATTTGTCTTTCTGTAAAAGGTATGTCTACCTTTCTCATTCCGGGAGACTCCGGCTCTTTTTCAGAGGCATTACCTTCAGGTTCTTCTTCCGCTTGTAGATCACTAGGAGGTACAACCAGAGGAATGTAAGAAGGTACGTCTGCTGTTGGTAAAGGTATAGATATTGTTTCTATAGTCTCTACTGGTGGTAATACTATGGTGGGTATTTCCACTATTTATCTGTATGATCTTCTGCTGCTATTCTTGCTGCTTCTGCTGCTGCTGCTGCATCTATTTCTGTTTTTTTAGTGTCAAACTCATCAACACAAGCTTGATATACACCTAATGATGTAATGGTTTCTACAGACAAATCATTTTTTTCAACTTCACCTGTTGATGTTGAAGTGTCCCATTGTACTGCCCAAGTATCAGATGGACATGAAGACAAAGTTAAGTTGTCAATTCCTATACCATCTTTGACAACCATTTTATCTTCACGAATTATCGAAATCTTCATTTATTTTAATTGGTAATTTTTGTATTTCTATAGAAGGTGTGAGCCTATCTACAGTTTCATTTCTTAAGGATTCTATTGCTGCTCCAGTTTGATTAATTGCTTTAGCATTATCAACCTGTAAAAAAGGTATCCATGCTACAGCACATCCCCACTCTTCAACTTCTTTTCCAGTTTGAGGATGACATCCTGAAATTTTGGTGTACCAAGCACATTCTAATCCTCTACAATCTTCGCCTATTAATGGGCAAAGTTTGCCTTGTTCAATTTTTGCCATTTTATTTTTCTAAATTTGAATATAACCAACCCGTCATCAAATATTTAGTTTGTAGGGGTGGATAACCTTGATGTAAATATGTCCAAGTTGCTGGAAATATTATAACTCTTCCAGCTCTCGGTGAAATTTGATTTCCGTTATAAAACTGTGTCCAGCCTTCATCAACATCATTTAAATATAAAATATATGTTAACTCTCTTGTTTTTTCACTATCGTTAATAGCATCATGATGCCAAACATAACCTTTACCGGGATCGGTTTTTTGTATTTGATAACCAGTATCTGTTATATGTGATCTAGTTGGAAAAAATTGATATTTAAGTTTGTCAGTAAAATTTATAAAATTATGTTTAGAGTTTAAATGTTCGTAATATTCTTCAAAAACAGAACTAATAAGTTTGAAAAACAAAGTATCTTCTTTTTTCCAATCTGGAAAATTAGAAATTGCTAAATCTTTACTATTTTTTGTGTTAAGATCGAGACCCTTACCTGTAATACCTTGAGATGCTTTGTCAATATTTTTTTCAAATTTATTTATAATAGCCTTACATTTTTGTTTAGACAGTTTATTATCTACACAGAAAATGTAAGGGTCAGTGATTATGGTGGAATCAATCATTAATCTTTGCTTGCAATTATTACGTCTAAGTATTGAACAGCCATATCTAAGTTAGTAACAGAGATACTATGGTTGTGTGCTGATCCAGTAAAACTAGCGTTGTGGCTGTGTGCATCACCAGAGAAACTTGCGTTGTGGTTATGAGCACTTCCAGAGAAACTTGCGTTAGCATTGTGCCCGTGTGATCCACC